GATTGGAACTTCACGTAAATCTTGAATGATGGAATCATTTCAGTCACAACGGCTGCTTCCTGGAAAGTCATCTTCGTTGCGCTCTCACCGAAACCCTGAATTCCTAGGGCCTGGGCTAATACAGCCTGCTGGGCCTGAAGCTCGGCAGCTGACTCCTTCTTACCAACGCTTAATAGGTCCTTGACCTGCTTGATAAGCTCGTTCTGCTTCTGAATCAGAACATCTCTTGGCTTCTTTGCCAAAGAACGAGCAAGCTCAGTTACCTGGTTTGCGTTCATTCTCTGGACGTTTGGCATAACCATTTCCTTCAAATCTTTGATTGCCATTTTTCTTTACTCCAAATCTAGGGTTAGCTGTTGAACAGGATAGTTCTTCTCTAGATAGTATTTATTTCTGTCCTTACCCGATTCAACGCCTGAAATCTTGTCATCCAGGTCCAATATGAATGCCATTGATTTGTCTTCATGAATTCGAAGAACACGACCAATAGCCTGGACGACACGAATGAAACTCTTGCTTGGGCTGCCAAATACAATATACTTGAGTGATTTCATATTCAAGCCTACGGCAGCCAAGTTGTACGTGGCGATCATGACATTCAGAGGATCGTCTGGGTCTTCAATCCTTTTCCGCAACTCGGCGCGTACAGTCGCCTTCGTGCTTCCATCGATAAAGACAGAATCTGGGATTGCTTTTTCAAGTTCCTTGCCCTCTACAGAGTAATTCACTAGAATGACAGCGGACCCTTCTATTCTATTTATTAAACTCTTGACCCTTTCAACACGAGGTTGATACGCTGCCAAGAAATGAAGCTTGTTTTTACGTGCTTCGAGCAGGGAAGACGCCTGCTGGCTTATCTTCTCGCACGCCTTAACTGTCTCCTTTGGGTAGTTAAGTCCAATTTGAATAATCTGACATTTGCTGAGGCGTTCTATCTCTATCAAGTCTGATGGACTGATCTCAACCGTAGTGGGCCCAACGACACCTTCAATGGTTGCTTTGAAGACCTTATCCTTTGGTAGTGTTCCAGTAACTCCGTATCTTCTTTCAGCATTCACTGCGCCTTCCATGAGCTTCTGGATTTCCTGGCCTTTGGCCCCATGCGCCTCATCGATGATGATCATGTCAAAGATTTCCATCAATTCTGGCTTCCTGGAAAGGCTCTGCCATGTAGCAATGGTGAGCTGTTTGAACTCATCCTTACGGCTTCCACTGTACATTCCAGTCTTAGCTTCCAGTCCGAAATCACAGAAATCTTCATGTGACTGAATGACTAGGTCTAGTGTAGGAACGATCATCAAACCATTCTTTGGTTGAACGGTTTCAAACATAGCTGCGCAAAGAACGGTCTTGCCAAAACCTGTAGCGATCTCTCCGACCCCTCTCTTGTTCTTCAAAAGGGTTTCGGCGGCAAAAACCTGATCAGGGTAAAGACTGTACCCAAATTCAGTATCTGCAAAAATAGCTGGATCAACTTTGAATTCTTGTGTCTGGAAATAGCCCATGGTGTCCTTAAAGACCACATCATTGCAAATGGTCTTCAGGTCTCTGTAGGCCCTAGGAAGCAGTCCGGTGAGTATCCAGCCGGTTGCTGCGTTATAGAATCTGATTTTGCCATCCCACCTGCCTGCTTTATAAGCTGGCATGAAACGATAGTTTCCGACAAGGATAGCCATGTGTTCAGCAAACATCAGTAGAGACTCCAATTCATTTGCGGCATTGGAGTCAGAATAGATTTTAGAATATGAAGGGTTTACGGTTTCACAAATAATCACGGATCACCGCTCGAAGCGCTCCTGTTCAGCAAGGATGGTTCTCAATTTCACAATGTTATTTATTGAAAAGCCGCGCGCAGCCAAAGACTCACAAATCCCTTCAAGGGTCATCATCTCACATTCAATCACCGTTTTCATCTCCAGAAGCTCTCGATACTTGGAGTCTTGTGTGATGTAATATTTGATTTCCTGCGAAGATAATTTCAAAGGATTGTGGTTCCTCTGTTCATCATACAATTCGCCGGTGAGGATATCGAGGGCTACATCGCAGCGTTTTATGGCGCCCCGACAGACATTGTATAGCCCTCGATAAAAGGCATAGATACTAGGCTGCTTACGCGTTTCTTCAATTAAGTGAGCAGTATCAATCCCTACATCGTCCTTGTAGTTTTTAATGCGCTCAGAATTTACCTGAAGCTGGCGCAAGCAATCGGCCACATACTTAACCGTGGTCGAATATATCGCATCAAAGTTGGTGTCACTCATCTTCCGTGGTGGATTCTTCCTCTGACGGAGTAGAGATTTCTTCTCTCTTATCCTTCAGCTTTTTGATGTAGTCCTCAATATGATCTTTGAATTCTTCTCCAAACTTCTCATACAGGAAAGTATCCATGATGGCAACCTGAGCCATCATCTGATTCATTGCATCCCGGAATTCAGCAACGGTAACCGGCTTGTTCAAGCTCTTTAGGTGGGCTTCCCTTGCCTTCTGTTCTGCCTTAGCAGCCGCTCTCTCTGTCTGTCTCGACATCTCTTACTCCTCTACTTTTTCTTACGTAATGCCTTCGTATTCGTTTGACATCTTCGCAGCTTCTGCCGATCCTACCTGATCTATACTATCTAGCTGGTCGAGTGCCAGGGTATTGTAATCCAATTTGAATCTAGCCATCCATCCGTCGCCGAAGTTACGCCCTTTAGCACAATACAACTTGGAAAGTCCAAGTGCCTTCTCCGCCTTAGTTTGGCTGATATTAAACAATCCGCCTACGGTGAATAGTTTTCCAACAGAATCTGCAATCTCTGATTTATCAGGAATGGCGGAATCCATTCCGCCTCTATTCAACTGGGTTGCACTAATAATTGGCACATCCAATTCGCCAGCCAAACCTCGAATCTCTTCTGAAATGACTTTCTCGGTTATGTATGTATTAGCGTCCTTCAATCCAGCATTCGGTCTCATCAAGGACATGTAGTCGATGTAAATGATATCTGGGTACCTTCCGGTCTCGATGAAATAATTCTCCAGATATCCATCGATCATGTTGCAATTCAAGCTGCCCGTTGGATAATACTTGAGATACAAAGATCCATTTGTGGCATCTTCAATTCCTTGAAGTAATCTGATTGATCGGTCCTTATCATTGATGAGCGTGTGACGATCCTTTCTTAGGAAGATACTGTCAAATCTCAACCCAAAAATCGGCTCGGACAATTCCAAGGTAATGATCAATACGTGCTTGCCTAGAAGAACATTTTTACTTGCGAAATTAGTTAGGTAGATGGATTTACCTGCTCCGGTTCCACCGCCTACCAAGTACATTTCCTTTCTTTCCCAACCACCACCCATTCGTTTGTCCATTTCGGCAAACCCAGTGGGCACCATAAAGGTTGGTTTGGTTGCTTCGTCAAATCTCTTCAAGGCTTCCCTGAAATAGTTCATGCCCACGTCATGATGAACCTGAGCACGTACAATTTCTTGGATTCGGTGCATCAGTTTATCATAATTCACATTGCCCGCTTGGAGCATGTCAACACCATCGACCAGGAACTGATGCAATCCTGCTTCCTTATACACCCTCTCAAGTTCTGTGATGATGTATGATTTCTCGGCTGCGTTCGGCTCATGTGCGCCAAACTTGTCAGATGGCTTAAATCCCAACTCTATTTGAATTACATCTTCGGTTGGGAGTTGCTTGTGGTCGTCCACAAATTTCTTGACAAAACCAACAACACTTTTGACTTCAGTGTCATTAAAGATACGCGGCTCCAAAAACGGAGCCGCTTGAATCCACAAAGATCGATCACCAAGTAACCACGAAACGATCTTTCTTTCTTTGTCTACTACCATTACTGCCTCTTCCCTATCTAGAATATATGGGTTTTAATTTTCGTCAAAATCCTCTTCGAGGACTTTCGTCTCCGAATCTAGTTTCCCATCCGTGATAGCGAATTTTGTTGGTAGATCGATGTTTGAGACCAAATCATAATGTTCGTCTGCCCAGTCTGCAAAGTACTTGCGCTGGAACTTGGAGCCGTCACAGGAATACCACGCACCATTCTGTTCAACAATTCCAGAAGCGATCATAGTATCCAGCAGACCTGCATACTTGTGCAGTCCTTCAGTGAAGTCCATATCCAAGGCAATAGCTCTGAATGGCGGGACGAATCGATTTTTCTCGGTAGTCACATTGATTGTGATTCCCTTGGTTACTTTACCTTCACGCAGCTTGCGCTTGGATAGCATCAGCACGATCGAAGCGGTATACAACAACCCCTTGCCTGCGGACATTTCCTGTACAGGTACATATCCACTTGCATTAGTATATGTGTGGTTGGTTACGATCAAAGCCGCATTCTTCTCTGCGATCAGGTTTGCGATGATACGGAATGTAGCACGCAGGGCTTTGGCTTTCAGACCCATATCAGAAGCCGACTTTCCTTCAAGTGCATCATTCAGTTCTTTATTGGTGGCCAGATTGCCCATAGAGTCCAGAACAAACAGAACCTTCTCGTCCTGGATGCGATTCAAGAGCTCGACGATCTTGATTCGGAAGGATTCAACAGTATCGGTTGCGATGAACGCTACCTTACTTGGGTCCACTCCCAGGTTGCTTAGATAGGTTGCATCGATTGCTGATTCTGAGTCAAAGTATACAACGAAGTATCCCTTCTTCTGAGCCTCACGACATGCTGAGGCTGCAATCAATGATTTACCGGTTCCTGATTCACCAGCCAGAGCAGTTATGCGTCCAACCGGAAAAGCACGATCTGGGTGCCCACTGAGCAATAAGTTCAGAGCGATATTTCCTGAACTAATCCATTCTGTTGGTAGGGCTCCGCCGCCACCTACATTTGCGTCAACATCTGCAAGAGCAGACGCGAGTTCACTCGAGATGCCTTCAATGACATCTGCGACCTTTTTCTTTGCCATATTTTCTCCGAAATTGAAAAGGGGAGCGCAAGGCTCCCCGGTAGATTATTCGCTGGCGTCCTGAATCTTAGCCAGGAGTGCTTCGACTTCATTCTGAACAGCATCGTCATCGGATGCTTCCGTCTTCTTCGACAGCTTAGCTGGCTTGTCGACAACCGGGGCACCAGAATCATCAGAATCATCACTGTCAGAGAATGCTGGCTGGCTCATAGCAGCGGTGCTTGCTCCATCCATCAGTGCCTTCAGCTCTTCATAGGATAAAGGATCCGGAACCAACTTGCTCAAATCCTGACGGCGTTCCAAGATCTCGACCATTTCATCTTCGGTCTTGGCGAGGTCGCTTTCCTTACGGGCGAACTCTGAGTCGTCATAATTGGCGTAGTCCTTTACGGTCTTCTTCTTCAGCTTGAGATCATATCCGCCGACCGGCTCAAAGAAGATTCCGATTTCGTCATCTTCAAGACCAGCAACCAGCTTACTCTCGATCTTCTTGCCGTAGGACCATAGGATCGGCATTACCATGTCATCGAAGTTTGGAATGTCCTTGGTTGGACGAACCACAACCTCGGAATAGTAGCGGTGCTTCTTCCAGTACTTCAACCCCATTGTATCGTTCTTCTCCTTGAAGAAGCCGCGTGAACGTTCACAGAACGGGCACTTTCCGCCAATGGTTTCTGGGCAAGTATACATCTTACCAGACTGGTCTCCAGGTACCTTGTGGTAAG